CAAGAATTTTACTTCCGGAATATGACCAGTCTCAAAGAAACTATCACCACCCTTGATGGGCTCCTCTCGAGCCCACGGCGACTCACGCCTGAAAGATCGAACCTCTACCAGATTACTCTCGAGAGTGGGAGCTATGCTCACCTTCTCTGCGAAAGCCTGGGGAAGATTAATCGACCCTTCTATTTTGTTGCCCGCTTCGTCAAGCGCGGTCCCCTGCTACCCTACCGTCCAGGGCACGTCCCTTTTAAGGACACGATCAGTTACTACCGATCCCTCTTTCCCACCTCTCCAAGCTATCTGACAGTCCCGATTCCAAAGGGTTTTAATCCTTATGCGAGTCGGCTCTCTTATGCTAGCAGCCCCTCGGAACCTATCGTGTTCCCGGTCAAGGCTGGAGAGACGACGGGGTTGATCGATGAGATGGTACTTCAACGCGCTGCCGCCCTTCGCGCGATGCTTCTAGTACTTAGCGACGCTTCTTCCTTCCTCCCCAGTGACCTCCAAGCCGTCTTCGCCGACTGTAAAAGTCAGGTGTTCGCGGCTGCGAGATTGCTCGCGGGTTGGGAGGAGTCTGTCTTCGTCGCCAATTCCAAGTACTGGAAGGACTGGCCCCTGGCCCTCTTCATGGACCCATCCGGCCAATCTATGCCCAATATTCCCAATTCTTGGATTCACCCTGCCCGGGACTTCCTCCTGGGCCCCGAGCTGAATTCTTTTCTCTCGGAAATCACTGGGGAGTCGCCGGTTGGCAACCGGTCTCTCCACTTCCGCCTCCTCTTCGGTATCTCTCAAGCGAAGAAGGGCTTTCGAACCGTCCCTGACAGCTTCGTTCGCTCCTCCCTCGAAAAGCACCGTCGAGCTATGGCCTCCCCCCCCACCACCTCTCCAGATCTCCCTGCATTCCGCCGGTTTCTTGGTCTTGCCCTTCGCGGCTTTAGACTACCCAAGATCAGCTTTGGATCGATCGAGCCCTCTCGTCATGCATCCGCTCGCACGTCTCGCCTCTTCGGTGGGGCACGCACGGAAGTCCTCTCGAAGGGGAACTCTTCTCTCCCTGACCTCCGGGACCTTCAGCCCGAGCTGACCACGACCTCCCGGGAGCTCTTCGACCTCCACGTAGCTCGTCCGAGTTATCTCCACTCTATGCATTGGGACCCTCGCCACGGTCTCCAGGAGGAGCGGGCCCCGCTTCTTGCCGACCCCGCCTCTCTTGAGGGCCGCTTGCGCTCTCCTCTGGAAGGTAGTCTCGGTCCTTGGATCCCTCTTATCCACCCGGATGAGCTAGGCCCCAACGGACTCTACCATCCTCTGGCCGATCATCTTCGAGTCTTCGACCCCAGGCCTCCCAAGAAATCGGAGATCATTTTCGACAGCCTTTACCCGGACGTTGACCCTGAGCTGGAGCGTCGTGTGATCGAGGATGCCTCCCGCCTCCTCGAGGACCCCGATCTCCCCTACGAGGAGTCCGTCTCCCCGGCCCCGATCCTTGATTGGATGTCCGGTATGACCTACTTCTCGGAGAGGGACGACCGTGCTGATCAGAACACCTATCGAGTCCCTATGAGCTTTCTTCGCCATCCCTATTGTCGAGTTTCAACTGTCCTCGAGCCTCTCAAGGTTCGGACGATTACCTCGATGGATGCGGACTCGACCTACGTGTCCTCTCATGTCCAGCAGTCCCTGTCGAAGTTCCTGATGCAGTACCCAATGTTCCACCTCACTGGTAAGCCTCTCACCGAGGATCTTCTCCACGACCTCATCTCGAGGAGTGAGAAGCTCTTTGGGAGCGCAGTGACCTTGGCTAATTCAGGCGACTACGCATCTGCGACTGACCGCCTCCACCGGGATCTCACCCAGGTTTGTGTCGACTACTTGGTCTCGCTCCTGGACCCCTCTGACCTTGACCTATCGGATCATATTCGACGGATTGTCGAGCCTCATGTCATCTTCTATCCTCCCGAATCTGGACTTCAACCTGTCCTTCAGGAGAATGGGCAGTTGATGGGCTCCGTCCTCTCCTTTCCGATCCTTTGCCTGGTTAACGCGTTCAGCTATTTCGACTCTCTTCCCCTACTCATCCAGGAGAAATACTTCTCTGGCCGACTGAGCTTTAGAGATCTCCCTGTTCTCATCAATGGGGACGATATCCTCTTCTTCTCTTTTCCGGCCCACCTGGATAAGTGGCTCCAATGTGCCTCCCGTCTAGGCTTCGAGCTCTCCCAGGGGAAGAATTTCGTGAACTCGCGTTTTGCGACGGTCAATTCCGAGCCGATCGAGTTTGTCCTTGACTCCTCGATCACGGTCCGCGGTCTCTCCCAGGCTCCTCCAGGCCTTCGGCTCGAATTGGGACTTCCGACACTTCCCCTCTTCAGTCTTAATGACTGGTCCGAGGATGCTGTCCCCGTCCCGCTCCGATCCTCTCATGTCGAGATCCTTGGTTTTATGAACGTCGGGCTTCTTACTGGCCAGGCAAAGCTCTCAGGTCGGTCCTTCCTTGGGGATCTTCCCCTTTCGGATTGGCACCGTCATGCCGTGATCGGGGCTCTTGACCCTCACTTGGCACATCAAAGATTCCTCGCCTACCACCAGAGGAAGATCCTCCGGTTGACGACTGTTAACCTCGGGATCAAGGGCTCTCGTCCTATGACCTTGAACCTTTTCTTTGATACCCGCCTTGGGGGCCTTGGGTTTACTCCCGTTCCTGGCCTTCCGGTCATCGCAGACCCTCGGCAGCTCTACCTCGCAGAGTTTCTATGGAACTGGAACCTCCTCCCGTTTGACGGCCAACTGTCGGACTGGACCCTCTCCAGGACTTACTCTCTTGTCCCTGACTCGGAGAAATTCCTGACGGCCCCTTCCCTCGGCTTCAAGAACGAGCCGGTTCTCATCACCATGGCACCGATCTCTGCCCCCCGCCTGGGCCACCAAACCGAGTTCCGTCCTCCAAGACCTATAGAGCCCTCTCCCTTTGCCCACTTGGAGATTGTCACCTCGACCGAGAGCCGTGTTCTACATCGGCTCCCCGCAGGTGTCATCCGCCAGGTTATCTCGGGTATCCAGGAGCTCCAGTCTTCCTTCCCCTCCTCGGACCTCTTCCGCGCGATTAGACTCTCCATTATTCGCCGGATTGACCCCCTCAAGGATGCGAAGCTGGAGGCCCCCTTTGTGGTTCCGTCCCCTGGCCTGTCCGTCGACCCCTCCAAGTATGTCACCTTCCCCTTTCGTCCTCTCCTGAACCACTTTCGCCGTCCTCGTGACATCGAACTTGCGGCTCGGAAGTACGTTGTGAAGGACCTCCCGGACCTCTCGATGGTCCCCTATGTTAAGGGACCCGACCCGACCCGAGGGAAGCTCGAGCCCCGGTGGGCCTTCTGGACTGCCTTACGACCTCCTAACTATCGGTCCTCGAAGGTTCCAATGATCTCAGCTGAGATTCCGTTCCCCTCTCCCGAGAGTAGCGTTTCCGCTCCTCTTGAGGATTGGGAGAACTTCGTCTTACCTGAGTCCTTGGGACTTCGAGCCAATGCCGAGCCGTTCGTTCCTGAGTCCTCTCGGATGCCGTCTTCTTCCTCTTTCCGTCCTGGCCCTCCGGTCCGTCATCGCAAGCCCGTCGAACAGCTTCCGGGTTTCGATCGGTCAGAGGCAGCTCTCCGCTACTCTCGAGATCCTCACTATCTCCAAGCCCTTGCTCTTGCAGAGGCAAGCGAGACCCGGAAGGGAGTCCCTCATGAGCGGGTTCTGAGGCCTGCTCTCGCGGATTATGTTTCCCATGCTTCCCAGCATCGGAAGTGATTTAACAGCCCGGTGAAGACCGTCCAATACTTCGTGTAGGATCGACATCTCCTCGGCGAAAACCGTCATCCCCCCGATACAGGGTCAATGTTATGGGGTCCAGAAGGCTGGCCATATGGCCAGGGTCCAAAAAGGTGAGCTCTACGCTCTTAATACTTCCTTACGAACCAAATCGTCGAGAGACTGCACGGCACCGTCTCCCTCTGGATGGACAGTCCCGGTCGACCCGGCATCCCATACTGTCACAACTACCAATCATAAATGAATGGCCGTCCCCAACCAGGTCGCGCTCGTGCCCGCCGCAGTCAGAACTCCGGCAAGGCCCAACAGCCTCCTACCCCCCCGTCGAACAACTCCAAAGTCCTCAAGAGCGCCGTTAAAGAGGCAACCCTTCAAGAGATTCGGAAATATATCTCCCGCGGCCAGATCGTCAGTGCCGGGACCCGTCTCGGAGGCTACCTCGGTGCCTCCGCCTACGGTCCCGCCGGCGCTGGTGTTGGAAGTATTATTGGACGCGCTGCCGGAGGAATCCTCTCCAAAGTCACCGGTTTTGGGAAGTATACCGTTAAAAGTAACTCCCTTATCCAGCGACCCCTTGGTCTGTCCGATTCCCACGGTCTTACCTTCGCCTCCACCAGCGAAGGTGGTGTCCGCATCCGCGGTCGCGAGTTCCTTCGGGAAATCGTTGCTTCCGATGATGGCTCCTTCAAGATTGAGGCGTTCCGTATCAATCCGAGCGACTCCGCCACCTTCCCCCGACTCTACACCCTCGCCCAGTGTTTCGACCAGTATCGAATCCATGGTATGATCTTCCGCTACACGTCCAACTCAGGATCGTTCAACGGAGACAACCAGGCCCTTGGTGCTGTCATCATGTCCACCGAGTACGACATCACCGACCCTCTCCCTCTTGATCGGATCCAGATGGAAAACATGGAGTACACCTGCTCCGCGAAACCCTCTACTGAGCAGATTGAGCATGGAATCGAGTGCGACCCTCACCAGACGACTGTCGGAGGTCTCTTCTTCACAGGAGTGCCCGACGACTCTTCGAACATTGAGGCTTACCGCATGTACGATCTCGCCACGTTCTATATCGCCAGCACCGGAGTCCTCGCGGCTGGTGGGAACCCCCTCCTCGGGGTCCTCTCCGTGGAGTTTGACATCGAGTTTCTCAAGCTTCAACAGCCTGATCTTAGCTCGACTTATCTCTCCATGTTTACCCCCAGCTTTCCTCAGCTCGGTCCAGGCCTCGCTCAGACCACTAGCACGATCGTTTCCAACACCATCGCTGCTGTGGGGATCATCCCCTCCGTCGGAGCGAATGGAATCTACATGAACCTACCCGCTGGTACCTACGCTACCTTTGCAATCGTGCAAGGAACTGGCATGGTCCCGGGTGGTGCTCCTGTGGTAACTCTCTACGACTCCAACGGCGACACTGTTCCCGAGGCTTCTGATCTCTACTCCTACAATCCGGCCAGTACCACGACCACCAAGGCTAAGTTCAGGGTCTTCTCCACCCATTACCCTGTCGAGTCCCTCTACATCTCCGGTTATGAGACTGGCGCCTCAACGGCCCGCTTCGCCATCTTCCCCTTCACTCAGGAAGCTCTCGCGAACCTCACTTAAGGTCTTTGTTCGACCCAGCGCAAGGAAGGTGACCTGGG